GTACCAGAGTCTCTTTTAAACCATTCGGCCTCTATAGCTTTAGAAACCTCCATGCCATACTGCAGGCTGCTTTTTTCACTATCTGAAACTGCTTGGCTCGGAAATATGCCTTTTGTTTGTGTTTGTAACATTTATTTTATTATTTTTGAAATACTCCCTTGATTATTATATCTTTTAAATCCAAAATCTAAGGTTTTCTTAGTTATTGTTTTTTTAGGTTCATATAAATGTCTATTGCAAGCCATAATAGCAAGCCCAGAACTTATTGTTGCATCAAACTTTGTTCTATTATTTATATTAAACTTAGACCAATCGTTTAATGTTTTATTAAAATATATATTGCCATAATCGCCATTTTCTTGCAAACCAACATATTTTTCAATATATGATTCAATAGCTGCGGCATGAACTTGTTTTATATCTTCAGAAGAGTTTGGCATACCGCCAATTTCTCTTTCTGTAACAGATAGTTTATTAATACTTTTATCAGGACGGTTCATAGAATAACCTCTATAACCTCTACGTTTTAAATAATATAATAATCTTGGTTTATTATTTTCTGCTAATAATGGCATTCCATAAAATACTAATGCCATAAGTACATCTTCAAAAAATATTTCAGCTGTTTGAGGTCTTGCTATATATTCTAAAAAAAATGTATTAGCCGGGGCGTCTTCCATACTAAATTTTGTTAAGCCATGCAAAGAACCTTTAGAGCCTCTACCGTCTGTTGTTCCAGATATATCATATGAGTCACATCCAAAAGCACCAACGTGTTCATTTCCTGGATATTTAGCCCCATTTTTTGTTATTACACGATTTTGAAGATTTGAAGGTGGAACCCAAGATATATTAAATCTACCATTAGAATCTGGATAAAATATTACTTTACTGTCTTTTATTCCATTTTCCCACGAAAACGAACCTTTAATGACAGCACCAGACCTGAAAGCATCTTCATTATAATCAATCTGCTCATATATTTTATTTAAATTAAATATGCTATTTTTAGTTTCATCTCTAAAAGCATGCTCTTCTGTACGTGGAAACTGACGATAATATTCATTTAATCCATCACTATCGTGTTTTAAACCATCAACTTCATTTTCCCAAAAGTCAATTACTCCAACGGATATATATTCTCCATCATTTCCAAAGACGGGTTCTTCTGGAGTATCAAAGACAGGGTGTCCGTAAGAATCGATAAATCCCTCGTAGTTCCACTCCATAGGGATAAACAAACTATATAATCCCGAGCTAGTCTGTCCATTGCGATTTCGTTTGGTAACATCTGAGTCATTGTAAAGTTTTTTAAAATTTTCGCCTCCTTTGTCCAGCGCATTGGATGTTGAACCCATCATACATTTGCCAATGATACGACTACCAAGTCTTAGAGTTGTTTTTGTAACCCTCCAGTTATTTAATATATTATCTGGTTTTTCCCATTTACCAGATTCGTCATGAACCAACAATCTAAGTTTTTCACCATCATAGCTGTTGTCCCCTGTATTCTTCCAATCTATAGTTGTATCAAGCCCTTCTAATTGTTTAACTTCACTCGTAGTCGTAATTGACTTTCTTGTGAGCTTTGAAGCCGGTACTCTGTACGCCAGTTCTGATTTTGGCCTGTCCATTCCGTCTTGTATTGGCTTGAAGAAGAAGGGGTAATTAACGGATATTGGTACAACTTTATCTGTAAACATCTTTTTTGCATCTCCACCGGACTTAGATAATATTCCAAATCTTGCATCTGACGTAATTGTTGCTTGGTTAACGGTTTCGCCTGAAGCCATAAAACTAAATCCAGAGCGTCGATTTTTGAGGTAGCACATTCCATAACACCGTTTATCAGCTTTGCATGCTTCCCAGAATATAAAGAATAATCTATTTGCTTCTCGAAAGTCTGGCTTCCCAACATCAATCTTGGTGTGCTGCAAGTACATATAATGAGAGCCAGTAATATAAGTAGGTATGTTTTTGTTGTTAAACCAATAACCTTCTTCGCGTCTGGTAAATTCTCTATCAATATATGCATACCAATTTTCTTTAAATTCAGATGGATAATTTTCCCAATCAAATATACTTTTTATATTTTTTAATTCTTTAGGATATTGATGAGGTACCCATCTATTATTGTTATTTTCAATTGTTTTCGGTGGTTTAGGCAATGCTATACACAATCCTTGTATTTCATATATATCGCCAATTTCCCCCGTTTTACTTATAACAACTACATTGTGTTCTTCATTATAACCATACGCCCAAGCTTTTTTCCTATTAAGCCGATGTATCGTTGTTAATTTTATTGGCTCAATTATTTTTAATAACGTTTGTTCGTACATTATTTAGATCTTTTTTCAGCAAATCCACTAAAAGAATTTCCTTTTTCTTTTTGGGGTTTATTTTCAAGCATTGCTTTTTCAGCTTCTATACGATTTAGTATTTCAAAAGCATCAAATATTGCAAGCTTTTTAGTGGCTGCAGCATTTTTTAATCTATCAGCAGCTAGCTCATCTTCTCCACCGTGAACAATAATTTCTTCTTCTGCTACTTTAATAAGTTCTTCAACTGCTTTGTACCCAGATTGGATTATACGGTTTTTCTGTTCCTTTGCTGTCATATTCAATAGTAATAGATTTAATTGGTACTCTATAAAGACGCTTTTTGTCTATTATAAACTCATATTCTGATTCTGGTGAAAAACCTATAAGCTTTCCACTATCATATGAGCCATCTGAGTATGTTATAAAGCCTTTTAATGGCTCTTCTTTATCTTCTGATACAAATGTACTATTTTCTTTTTTTATTGGCTGTACAAAGCAATATCCATCAATTGCTTTCCAATTATTATTTTGTTTAAAAAGAAATATTTGATCTAAATAACAAAAATATAAATTTTCTTTAAAATAGTTTGCACTATTTTTTTCTTCACCTTGAATATCATAAAATCTTCTAAAAACATTGTGGTGCACTATTATTTCATCACCAACTTTTATATTTGTTTTTATAGCTTTAGGTAAAGCAACAACAATTGCATTCCTACTTACAAATCGATGGTCTTCTATCGACGTATTAAGTATTAAATTTTTATTGTTTATTTTTTTTATATTATTGTATCTATTTTTTTTCGGTTGTATTATAAAAGAATAAATACTATTCATAATTTAAATTGTATTCAATACTAATAGCCATATTTTTATTAAAAGATTTCCATGGCAAAACTTCATTTTGTTTTTCAATATAAACAATAAAATTATCTTTTTCTTCTAATATATCACATATTTTATGGCCACCATATACTTCTTGCCCAACACTATAGTGCATAGCGTCGTTTTTATAATCACGACCTATAGATATTTTTCTTATTAAATTCATATTATATTATTTTAATTAGCATAAATCTTATATCTCCAAAAAATATTTTACCTGATGATTGTAATGCCATTGTTATGAAACACGAATTCGTTTATCTGTATATGCATATCGCCCTGGGTAGATTTGAGCAGATGTTACATTAGCATTAAATGAAAAATTATCATAATGGCCTAAGTTACTGCTTGCATTTCTGTCACTATACCCATCCATAAGGCCGTATTGACCTGATGCCCAATATCCTAATGTACTATTTTCTTGTGAACCAGTATTAACTATGCCAGTGCTTGATATATTAGAACAGCTCCAGGTTTCCATTCTGTTATTTAAATCAATAAAATGTCTTCTTCCAGATGGTATTGTTACATTATACCCAGTGGCATAAGAATATATTTGTATTTCTGACCACATATATAATCTATTTTCTACAAAAGAAGAAGTTGAAGAGGTTGATTTCCATACAACTGAATTATAAGTAATAGTTGAATTACCATATGTTCTTGACGCCGCAACTCCAGTATCACTGCCATATCCATAAGAACTTTCTTTAAAAAATTGATTTGTCCAACCATAATTTGGATGATTATGTTGGAGGTAAGTTCTTTGTTTTAAATGTCCAAAACCAAAAGCAACATTAAATGATGATAAATTTGTAGGGCCATCAGAATAACCCCATACACTTAGGGTACCTGCACAACGGTCTACCATTGCAACAGCAGCTTGTGTTGTAAATGATAACGTTGACCCAACCGCCGTCCCAGCAGCATTAGTTGCATAAGCCGCAAAATAATACGTTGTGCTTCCAACTAAACCGGTTCTTGTCAAGCTAAATGTGCCAGTTCCACTTCCGGAGCCATATGTTGGGTTTGAAGTTACATTTGAATTAGTTCCAAAATAAAAACCTCTTGCAGTAACAGTTGCGCCGCCATCAGATGTTACATTTCCGTTTAAAGTTACTGATGTAACCGCTACAGATGAAGCGGCATTTGTCGTTACAGATGGTGTTGTTTGTGATGTATACCCATAAAATTCTGACATAGCATCAGGGGTAGAAAATCCAGCAGCAGCAGATAAGGTTCTTAAAGAATAACTACTTGACCCTAATTCTGTTCTTATGTCTGTTATAGAAATTGCCCCTGATGATTGTAACGCCATATTAATCGTCAATTAATTCTTCAAACCCTTCTATTGTTTTAAGTTTTGAATATGCCCAAGATAGTATATTGCTATTATCTATTTCGCCTAAATCTATATAAAAAACATCAGAGTTTTGATCAGCTATATAAGGCATATTAAAATTTAAAAGTCTATTTTTTTTATTTTGATATATATTAAATAAAATATTTACCCTAAAGCCTTTACCAAGATCAATATCAATATCATCTTGCAATCTATCTCTATCTTCTAAATGTATTGCAACAGCTTTTACAATAATATATGCATTTTCAACTGTTTCTTCAAGAATTTTTTCAAGCGTTGGCTGAACAACAGTTTTTTCTTGCCCTCTTAATTCATAGTCGGGGTGGCCTTCTGGTAAATCTTCTGGTACTGTAAATGTAAAACTTTCTGTTTCAGTTTCAGATTCACGTATATTGTATTTTTTCCAGGTTCCTACTAAAGCCATAATTATTCAGTTGGTTCAGCTGAAGTTTCTGGAGCAGGTGCCCAAGGCATCTCAGCATCTACATTTTTAGGTGTTACTTTATCAGAAATAGCTTTTTCAATCACTTCATTCATATGATCTGTAGGGTGATTAGCTTGTGCCCAAGCAATAACATCTGCTTCAGTTAAATCTGCTAATGCAGTAAAAGCATCAGAGCTAGGCGCTCCAACTGGGCAAGCCCCGGAAAAAGTGTGGCTTTCCCCGGAGTCTGCATCTGTTCCTGTGTAATCAAATCTAATGTGTGTGATAACATCTGACAATCCGTCTAGCGAAGGTGCCTTTTTCATGGCCGTTATCTTCCATTCGTAAGTAATGTTCATAGTTTATGTATTTAAAATTAAGCTTTCTTTAATTCTGATGGGTCAACATCTTCTTCAACAGGTATTAATTCACCAGTATTGATGTCAATGGTACATTTACCATATTCTTCTTCAATGTCTCTCCCAAGATCATTAAATTTACTTTGTGATGCGGTAGCTTGCGCCAATAGGCTTTGCTTTTGCACTTGATAAGTGATTTCAAGCTCGCCTAATGCAGCTTTAAGTTTTGAAATTTCCGCTAATTGATCTTTAAGCTTCTTCAGCTCTTTTGTACTTAGTTTACTCATAGTTATTGTATTAAATTAAACATATTTATATTATTACTTGTTTTCCAAGATTTTAACCTTTTCAGATAGCTCTTTTATAGCTTCAATAAGCAAAGGTACTAATTTTTCGTATTTGACAGCTTTGTAGCCATCTTCTCTATTTGCAACAATTTCTGGGGCAATTTTTTCTACTTCTTGTGCAATTACTCCAATATCGTGGCCAGTATATACATCCTGCTTGTCATTCCAATCAAATTCTATACCATTTAAAGATTCAACTTTTTCAAGAGCATTTTCAATTTTTTTCTTGTTATCTTTAAGCCTTTCGTCTGAAGATGAGTAAGCAACAACATCACCATTAAAATGAGCGGTACCACCCCCAGATATAGATGCAACATTTGCAGACCCAACTCTTCTAAATACCCATCCCCTTGTGGTGCTATTGTTCATTGTAAAATAAGTAGCCCAATCGCCTGTGACTGCCCCATGGGTACCTAATCCAGATGTTCCTGTAAATAATAATCCATAAGTAGGCTCGCCGGAATTATAACCACCATAAAGAGATATACCGTATCTGTTTGTACTGCTCCCACTTGGATTAACACCTATTCTTGTAGCTGTTAGAGTATCTATATAGCTTGTGCTATTTGGATTTACATAATAAGTAGTGTCATTAGCATCATATATTATATCAGCTATTTTTCCAACTTGAGAATTAGAAATTGCGTATGATACGGACCCAAAAGATGTTGCGAAACCAATGTCCCAACCATCGTCCCAATCGCTAATAGAAGCATATGAATAACCAAGTTTTACATCAGTAACAACTATTTGCATATAAGCCCATGTGCTGTTTGTTTCGCCTATATAGATACAACATTTAGTGCCATCATGCCCAAATCTTACATTAAAATTCCTATCAACTCCTGGGTTTCCAATAATATATGCAAATGGATTTATCCAATTACTACTACCTGCATAAGTATAACCACCGCAATTTACTTCAAAACTTTGATTTGTTGAGTATTGATAAACCTTAATGGTCATTCTTAACATTGTATTTGTCCAAGAATGAGGCAAAGTAACCTTAATTGCACCAGTTTGTGTAGAAGCAGCGGTGGTATATTCTCCCCCTTGAGGTCTAGTAACTGTTTGCCCAGCACTTAATGAATCAGAATAAATCCGGGATAAAACGCTAACTCCATTTGGATTCAAATAATACCCAGTATTGTTAGAATCATAGAAGATAGGGGCTCTAAATGAACCTCTAACATCAAAAATACCATTTCTAAAATCATAGAACCCTGATGTTTGGTTGGGAAATACTCCACCGGTAGTTGGATTATATAAACCTAATCCATTCCATCCAGCTAAAACAACATTTTGATTAGTGTAATTTGCAGCATCGCCACCTCCTATATAAAATTTAGTACTTCCATGGGAATGCAGCCTTAATTCGCCCCCCATAGCAATATTGACTACACTGCTAGTGCTATTTGGATCTACATAATATGCTGTATTATTAGAATCGTAGAAGATAGGGGCGCGTGAAGAATTTTCGTGAAGCGTATAGGACCCATAATTGTAAATAATACCATTGGTGTTATAAACATACAAATGTGAAGTTCCTGAACTTCCATAACCAACCCATCCCGACTCTGTTCCATTTATTTGAAAACTTACCCACCCCGTTTGATTAGTAGTGGTGGTTGCATCAAAATCATTAAGAACAAGTTTTGGGGTTTCATTTATAATTTCAACAAGACCTCTAAAATGTGCAGATTTACTTGCTGAATTTGGATTTACATAATAATTAGTATCATTAGAATCGTAGAAAATAGGAGCACGGGATGAAGTCGTAGCAAAAGTATTTCCGCTATTGTCTCCTCTAAATAAAACCGATGCTATCGGTGCGGTGGCGCTATTAACTACACCACCAGTAGCATTATTTGATTTTCCAATAAAAAACCCAGCACCATCTGTTACTACTATAGTACCAAGATCAGTTGTACTATTGCCACCTGCTTTTAGATAAACGTAATCACCTAATGCTGTAGCATATCCATTATATATAATGTCATGTGCTGTTTGTGTCCAAGTTGGAACAGTTCTTCTTAACAAAGTTGATTGATAAGCGCTAAAAGCCACACTGCCATTTGGATTTATATAGTGATTAGTATCATCAGAATCGTAGAAGATAGGAGCGCTAACACTAGTAGAAGTAATATTCATTGTGGTTCCACCACTTATTCCTAATTTAATATTTCCTTCATAAGAAGTGATTAACATTGGCTGTGCTGCACCACTTTCTATTCTAAAATTACTTCCATCCCAATACCCAATTGCTGCGTTTTGATTTGTTGCGCCAGTATTTATTAACACCCTAGTACTAGATCTAATATCTCCAACAACATCTAGTTTAGTGCCGGGCATTGTTGTTCCAATTCCTACGTTGCCTGCAGATTGAACCACCAATCTTGGAGTAAAAGAACTATCAAAAACTTTAAATCCAATATTATCCGCGCCAATATACATTGACCCTGTGCTCGTGTTTGTTCTTTCAAGTTTTAGTTGAGCACTGCTATCTGCTGTTGTAATAAAAACAAGTCCATCAGAATTAATGCGCATTCGTTCGATTGGAGTTTGACCTGAAGCATTTGCATTTGTAACTTGTGAAAAAATTAAATGACCACTTGTATCTCCAGTTATAATATTACCCTTAGAGCCTCTTGTAGTAAATGTGTTTAATGTGTCATCATTATCACAAGAAAAACCAATATATGAACTACCATTGCTTCCCCAAGAGCCTAAAGTTCCATAATAGCCTGCTGTATTATTGCCGTGTCCAAATTCAATGTTTGCGCCATTACGTCTTGCAGAAAACGTAGCATTAGACTGTGCAGGAATTGTTCCCACACGAACCACACCACTCGCGTCTATACGCATTCGTTCGTCATAATTACCCGCGCCATTTTTGGTGTAAAATTCTATTCTTGAAGTATCTGCGCCACCTGAATCTGCATCTACTGTTATTTGTGCTACTCTTTTTTGAAATTCATTTGTAGCCGAATCATTTATCCAAGCATAACCACCAATAAAACCATTAGCAGATTGACTACTATTTACAGCAACCATAGCGGATTGGGAAGCACCAGTACCTGCTTTTATATGGAGCTCTTTAGTTGCAAAAGCAAATTTATCAGGGTCTGACTCTCCTATTCCTACGTTGCCTGAATTGTCTATAAACATTCTCGAAGCACCACCAGAAACTAAAGACAATAAGTCTGATGAATGTGTATAAGCAATACCTCCTCTATATTGAGTATCTCCACTTGTACCATCAGCAAAATATAAAGCACCAGTAGTGTCTGATGCAGTTGCTACTGTAATACCTGCTTCTCCACTCGCTTGATATACTACAAGGTTATCTGCACCACTATAATAATTTGAAGGCGAAGTAGTCCCTATTCCTACGTTGCCACCAAAAGGCTGTAAACTTAAAGGTCTTGATGCTCCTGTATTACCAGACTGTATTCCAATAGTGTCAGTTGAGGCATTAGCATAACCAATCGAAATACCATATTCATTTGAATGATTTGCAACTATTTTAGCAGTTGCGTTTGATAAAAAACTTGAATAGTCAGAAGAAGTAGTTATACTTCCGTGTTTAACGTGAATCCCCGCACTCGGATTATCAGTCCCTATTCCTACATTCCCACTCGAATCTATGCGCATTCGCTCGGTGTTGTTAGTACCAAAAAGCAAATTAAAAGCACCAAGTGTCGTAATCCCTGAAGTTGTGTTGCCGTAAATAATAGCACCGTCAGCACCAACATTCAATAAACTACCGCCTGAATAAGCAGAACCATAAACTAAATCGTGCCATCCTTTAGAATTATCATTGTAAAATTTAGATGAATTATAACTTGTTGAATTTGTAGAGGCAGATTTAATAGAATCACCACCTCCTGAAAATGATATGTCTAATTTAGAAGAAGGATTCGTAGTACCTATTCCTACGTTACCACTCGAATTAATGTCTATACCACTACCCGAAAAAGTGCCATACTTAATTGCTACAGTATCAGCGGAATCATCATATCCAGATATACCTTTTATAATTCCCGCTTGAGAATACGCAACACTTGAGTCGTGCCCATCAGCCCCCGCCTCAACCCTTACTTGCGAAAAGGTATCGCTTGAGCTTTTAACGTGAAGTTGAACGTCGGGATTATTAGTACCTATGCCTACTCTATTAGCGCTAACATCTACATACAATACATCGTCTACATTAAAATCATGCGTATCGTGGTGTGGAACAGAATTCCACATTGCAGTACTTATCTTAGTCAGTGCCATATTAGAGTTTTTGTATTATTAATTATGCAGTTTCTCCGATCTGCTTTGTTACTACCGTAGGATTAATTTTTTCTTCAATTTGCGCGTTAATATTAGCTTTCAATTCAGCTACTTTATCTTCCCCCATTGCCGTTTCAATCCAACCATTGATTTGTTCTTCGGTAATATCGTCAAACGCGGTAAAAGAAGATAAATCGCTTGTGTCCAAAGATTGCGTACCATATACGCTACCAACATTGCCGTTTTCATCTTCGCCAGTTAATCGCCAATGCACGTTGAATATTACGTCAGCGTTGCCGTCTAAATTTGGGTAGGTATCTACCGTTTTGTTGTTCCAAGTGTAAGTCATTATTCTACTATTTTGGGTTGATTAATACTCTCTTCATACTCGCTAATTAAATCAGCAGTCCATACCGCGTCAGCAATAGCCCTTACTCCATTAGCATCTGCCGCATCGTAATCTCCGCAAGATACTACCGTACGCTCAAAAGATTCTGAAATCTTTACGCCATCTTCTAATATCTGATTAGAGTAGCGGATTTGTAGATGCTTATATTTTGTTACAATTTCTACTTTGTCTTGAATTTTTTCTTTTGTTAGTGCCATTATTTATTTATTTTAATTTTTATACAAAATAAGTTGCTGTTACATAAAATTCATCATTTACATTAATATCATTAGCATAAATTCCAAGAGCCAAATTTGTAACTCCAATGCCGTGCCAAGAACCAATACTTGATTTAAGATAACTTGCCGAAGCATCCGCCCAAGTACAAGTAACAGCTCCATAACCATAATATTGATTTAAAACTGTAAAAGGTAAACCTTGAATTGTAACAAATGCGCCCGTTGGAGAACTTATTGAACTAACAACGGCTACACCATTCACAGTTACTTTTCTTCCTATTTTAGTGTATGACCAAGTAGCATAATTTGAATTTAAAGTAATTGTTCCTGAAGTAGCTGGAACTAACGTAACAGTAAAAGTCCCTTCTTCGTAATCATCTAAAGCATTAGCAGCAGCAGTATCTCCGTTAAATGTTATACCTCCACTCGATAAGATGCGCATTTTTTCGGAGTTAAATTGGTCTTCTATTATGCTAATGGCATTTGTATCAGCATTTAAACCAATACTCCAAGCAGCAACAGGATTACCAAATCTAATTTTAGATGCAACGCCTGTTAGTGATTGAATATGTAGACTTCTTTGAGGATTATCAGTACCTATTCCTACATTCCCACTCGAGTCTATGCGCATTCGTTCTGTGCCCCCAGTAGTAAGTACAGTATTATTAGTTGAGTTTAATCTTAATTGGTCAGCACTCCAACCGATACTTGCTTCCGTATTAGCGTTTGATGAATCTCTA